TGTTGATCTGGGTGCTGCTAAACCTATCGTTGCTGCAACTACTAGTATCCAAGGTGCTGCTCGTGCAGAAGGCTTCCTGAATGCATTTGGTCAAGCGTATAAAGATTATGAGCCTGAATATGCTTACTTAGTGACTTCCCCTGAAGTTCTTGCCTCTATGCGCTCAGCTAACATGGTTGATCAAACTAAAGTTACCGATGGTAATATTACTTTTGACACAATCTTTGGTGGTAAATTCCGTATTATCCAAACTCGTTCTGCACAAGGTTTAACCAATGCAGAATTGACAAAGATTAATACTGGTCCTGGTGTTGATATTGTTGGCAGTAAAACTTCCTTCATTGTGTTGCCTGGAGCTATTGCAATGCAAGCATTGGCTGTTCCCGATCAAGTTGAACTTTATCGTGATGCTAACGCTTATAAAGGCGGTGGTACTACTTCAGTTTGGTATCGTTGGGGCTATGTATTGCATCCTGCTGGTTACAACTGGGCTGGTTCACAAGAGAAGTTCCCTTCTGATGCTGAGTATATGTTCTCTGTGTCTGGTGGTACTCCTAGTGCATTAGCAAGTGCTACTTCTGCCATGGCTTCTACTACTGGCACTTGGACTCGTAAGATGAACTCTGCTTTGAGTCTTGGTATTCTTCCTGTATTCCATTCTTAATTAAGGGAGACACTTATGGCACTCGCTAAAGGCACAAATTCCTATGCGACTGTCTCTGAAGCTGATTCTTACTTTGGAGATCGCTTAGATGTAGCAGCTTGGACTTCTGCCTCTGAACAAGATAAGGGCAAAGCGCTTGTTACAGCTACGCTAATCCTTGACGGTTTGGATTGGATGGGAGTTGCTGTAAGTGAAACTCAAGCTCTAGCTTTTCCTAGAAACGTTGCTTATTTTGATCCTCGAATTGGAACTGAAATTACCGTAGGTGGTACTACGGTTCCAGCTCGAGTTATCAATGGAACATATGAATTAGCATATCATTTATTAAATAACGATGGTTTACTCGACGATACAGGTATAGTTACTGACTTACAAATAGGTACAATTAGTCTAAAAACTATTATAGCTCCTAGCAAAATCCCATTTAATGTTCAAAGACTAATTAAGCCGTTGCTTAACAATGTTGCTGCGAACGCTTGGTGGAGAGCAAACTAATGAGCTATAGTGGACTAATCAATACCAATGTTAACCGTGCATTCAACATGGTTAAAGATCTTGCTATTGAAGTCTCACTATCTAAGAAATCAAGTGCGTCATTTGATTTCACAACGGATGTTGTTACAACAGTAGCTACAACGGTCTTAACTAAGGCAGTAATAACCGATGCAACTAAAACTAGTAAAGACAATACAGTCATTAAAAAGATTGCAATGTTAAGTACTAAAAACATCGGGGAAATATCAGGCTATGATGTTCTTAGCTTTGATAACACAACCTGGAGAATTGGTCCAATTATTAATAGTACGCAATTTGTAACAATTGCTGAAATTTTTAAGGAGACCTAAATGGGTAAATACGAAAATTTAGAGAAGGATGTTTTTTCTATCTTTGGTAGCACTTCATGGAAAAATGAAAACATAAAAACATTTCCAGTTAACTTTATTGAGTTAACACCTGGAACTGAATTTGTTAGAGTTTCAGTAATTCCTAGTGGAAACGGTATAAACTTAACGTCTATATCTGGTGTACTTATTATAGATATATTTACATCTGCAGGAAATGGACCAAGAAAAACATCTCTTATAGCAGACAAATTAGATTCTTATTTAGTTGGAAAATCTGTATCCACAGTCAGTGGTAATAGCACTCAGTTTAACAAAAGTGCTTTAGCATATTTAGGACTTGATACAGTTAATTCTGCTTTATATAGAGCTACTTACTCAATCCCGTTTAATTATTTTGGAGTTTAAAACATGGCACATATTACCTCAATTGGCGCAGGTATGTTTTCGGATTTGGCTGTTGCAACGCCAACTACCGATTTCTCTGCTTCCGCACTAGCTGCTTTAGATACTGCAGCAGAAATGCAAGCAATTTTTGCTACTGAAATTGATACTGTTGGTGGTACAAAAGCAAGTAACACCTTTACACGTATTAAAAACGTTCGTGAGTTTCCTTCTATGGGCACTCCTCCTAACGTTGTTAACGTTCCAGTTTATGGTTCTAAAACGTCTCAACAGATTCAAGGTCAAGCTGATGCTCCTTCTATGGAAATCACTTTGAACTTTGTTGCTTCTGATTGGGCTGACGAAAGCACCAACATTCTTGGTTCTATGGTTGGTGATGGTATCCAGCACGTATTCCGCTTTACGCTGATGAATGCTGCACCTACTGGTTCTGGTGCAACTAAGTTTGCATCTACTGCTGGTGGTGTTGGTACTGTTCAAAACAGCCAATACTATTGGATTGGTAAATTAGAAGCATTGTTAGTTAACCCACAGTTGACTGACGCTAATACTGCTACTATTACTATCACTGTTCAATCTGATTTCTACGGTGCTTTCACCATTTAATTGGATTTAACAATTGGGGGGTGTATTTTGTTAGAATACTTAAATGACAACATTAAAGTTGGCCCTAATTTATATAAGAGATATCATGATACAAAATCAAATTAAACCATTTAGCCAAGGTTATGTATTAAGAACTACGGCTAAGCATATGCGTAAAAGCATCGATATCAGTATTAGAAAAACCTTCGAGAGAGTATCTGAGTTTGCAGAGGATCAGAAAAAATCTCAAGAAGTATTCCAAACCCTTGCATTTCTGCACACTATGAGGAAGCAATTAGATGACTTCCAAGCTCAAAATTCCAATAATTTCAAAGGTGAATAAGATGGCTACAGAAGGTATGAAAG